CCCGCCATGACTTGCGGCGGCACCGGCCCGGCGTTGACCTGATTCGACTGGATCGTGCCCAGCTTTTGAAAGATCAGCTCCTTCAGCTTCGACTGCACCTCGGGGCTGTTCTTGATCTGCTGGAGCAGCGCCGAGCGCTCCACCTCGTCCGGGTTCGAGCCCATCTCGCGGCAGGCGTCTTCCCAGGTCATCAGGTGCAGCGCCAGCTTCTCCTGAATGGCGCGCGTGGCCACCACGTCGTCGCTCGGCGTCTGGATGTCGAGATGCGCCTCGTAGCGGTGCACCCCCTTGAGGTCTTCCGGCCCCAGACCCAGCCAGCCGGCCTTGGTCATGCCGCCGTAGCGGCGTGACGAGGCAGCATTCCGCGGCAGCTCCTCGGCCCAGGCATAAACGTCCTCGCCGACGCGGTGCTCAATCAGCCAGGACTCGAAACCGGTGCGCGCGCCGAGCGCGGTCTGGGCGTTCTTGACGATCGGGTCCCACGCCAGGCGCGCCAGATACGCTGCTTGATTCATAGCGTATCCTGATTGACTCGAAGCTGTTAGGCCCTGAACCACCGACGGCAAGGCAAGGTTGACCAGATTGGTCGCGTTCTCGAGCAGATCCTTCAAGTCCTGGCCGGCTCGCGGCTGCTCGACGGGGGCGATGTCATACGGGTAGACGGTGCCCGGCTCGATCTCGTCGCCACCGAAGCGCTCGCCCCCGCCCACCCCGTAGGGCGAGCCCTCGCTCGGCGGCAAGCCCGGGATGGTGCCCGGCTGCTGGGTGCGCTTGAAGGCGGCGAAGCCGGTCATGTAGGCGCTGTTACCCTGGATCGTGAGTAAAGAATCCAGCAACGGGAAGAGCTCGAGGAACGGGTACAGCACACCCTGGCCGGCGCGGTGGGGCAGGCGCGAGTCGGTGGTGATGCCGAGCGCGTGGAAGTAAGGGCCCTTGAGCGAGCGCGTGTTCGGGTCGCCGAAACCGTGCTTCCACGAGCGCACCAGGGTGCCGTTGCCGATCCGACCTGAGCCGCTCGACGACTGACCGGGGCCGACCAGGACCACGTTGCAGACCTCGTAGTCCCAGGCCTCGACGACGGTCAGGAAGGGCGAGCCCTTCATCATGCGGCCGTAGTCGCTCTTGGCCAGCTGCATGGCGCGCGGGTCCAGGTCCTGCCAATCCTGCGGGTCAGCCACCACCCCGCTGCGATCGAGGCCGGTGCCGAACCTGGCCAGCGCCTCGAGGTAGGGAACCTGCTTGACCTCGACGCAGGCCGTGAAGCCGTTCTCGTTCATCGAGTAGTAGAAGGTCTCGGGCGGGATGTCGGACGACGCGATCGGGTAGGGCAGCTTGAGCTTCAGCTCTTCCGTCTCGCGGTCGTAGATGCGGTCGGCCGCGTCCTGGTCGTACTCGCGCTGCAACTTGAGCTCGTCCTGCAGCATCGCCGCCTGGGTGTCGTATTCGGCCCAGGCCGTCGAGCAACGCGGAATCGTCTTGATGATCGCCTCGCCTTTCGTGGCCAGCGCGTACATGAAGAGACGGAGCAATTGCCGGTTGGCCTCGTGCTCCTGGCGCTTCCAGCTCGCCTCGAAGAAGTGCTCGCGCAGCGTGGCGTTCGCCTGGGCAACGTCGCCGAACTGGATCGGGCGGAACTGGATCGTCAGCGGATTGGTCGTCAGCGCCGCGGCGACGGTGTTGGCGATGTGCGGCGCCATCGGGCTATGAATTTCAAGAGCCGTCTTCCTATATGCTTCTGGAATATCTACGATTGTTTCCTGGTAGAGAACCGTGTCGATGAAGGCATATAATTGATCACGTTTCTTGAATTCCGACCTGAGTGAGTTGGCCAGGTCGATCGTCTCCCCGACGGCATCGGCGTCGTTGCCCGTTTCACCGGCGTGCATGTAGTTCAGGGTCGCCATCGCATCCGTCCGCTGGAGGATCTACCCGACCTGAGCCCGTGGCCGATGGTCAGGCGGGTGGGCCGGGGCGCGGCGTGGGTGAAGGCGTACCAGGCCATGGCCAGCGCCATGACCGTGTCGTCGTGGCCACCCTCGGGCGCCTCGTACCTGACCAGGCCAGACGGCAGCGCCTCGGACTGGTAGGCGAGCAGCTCGCCCTTCTGGGTGGCGTCGTCGAGCAGGGCGAGCTTCGAACGCTCCAGGGCCAACGAGAGCTCCTCGATCGCGGCCCGCTTCGAGGCGTTGGTGGTCGTGAAGGGATAGACCGGCAGACCGCGCCTGGCCAGATCCTGCACCAGGGGCATGCCGATGGAGTTGCTCTCGGGGATGATCGCGACCGGTCGGTAGCGCTCGACGAGGCCGTACAACCGCTCGAGCTGGAAGGCGTAGTCGATCCTGTTGAAACGGTCGAGCGCTACCTGCTCGAAGCTGCGCCCGTCCGAGCCGATGACGCTGAGCACGGTGAAGTCGGTGCTCAAGGCCCAGTCCACGCCAACGACGTAGTGCCAGCCGTCCTGATGGCGGGGCGCCGGTTCAGGCTTCAGTCGGCAGGCCTGCTCGAGCTTGCGGAAGACGCCCCCGCCGCCCTCGACGAACTGCGCCAGGATCTCCTGGTTGAAGGTGCGCTGGGTCATGGTCGCCCAGGCGCTCTCGATCTCGCCAAACTGGATGGTCGGGTTCTCGAGCGGGTGCGGAGATCGAACGAGGCCCCTGTCCGTGACGGCGCAGCCGAGCGTGGGCGCCTGCCAGGCGTTACTCGAGTCCGCGCCGTTACCCGCGGCCAGCCACTCGCGCCAGAACCAGTTGAGACCCCTGGGTGAGCCGACGCACCAGGCCCAGCCGCCGGTGTCGATCAGCATCGGCCGCAGCACCTCGGGCCAGGCGTCGGGATGCACATCCCCGCTCTCGTCGATGACGATGCCGTCGGCGGTGTGGCCGCGGGCCGAGTCCGGGTTGTCGAGCGAGCGGAAGGTGATCAGCCCGCCGCTCGGGAACGTCGCCGTCATGAAGGTCTGGTTGAACTCGGCGATGGTGGCCGCGCCGTGCCTCAGCTCGGACCAGCCGACCCGCACCTGATCGAACGTGGGAGCTCCCCACAGGATCCGCGAGCCCCTGACCGCGGCCTCGGCGGCAATGGCCATGACGAGCGTGGTTTTCCGCCAGCGTCGTCCAGCGGCCAGCCAGTTGAACCGCCGGGCCTCGGCGCGCACCGTGATCTGCCCCCGATGGGGCATGGGCAGTAAGAGCTGGCCGGTCTTAGCTGCCGACCTGAGCTTCGTCGTCGGCACCGGTCCCGAGGTGCGTGGAGGGATCGCGAGGTGCGGGCTCTGTGTCGACGACGGCCGGGCGCCAGTCGTTGGTGTAGGTCACGCTCAGGTTCTCACCAGCGTTCAGGGTGACGGCGTCCCGCCACCTGGCCGGGTCCCGAGCTCGCAGAAGGGCGATCAGCAAGCGATCAGACGGGATCTTGCCGCCGCAGGCCCGCTTCAGGGCGACCATCTCGAGGTAGTCGACGGCGTCCTTCTCGGCCTCGTGGTATCTGACCGTGAACTCGACGTCGTGCTCGAGCCACGAGCTGAGCGTCGCGCGCGTCACCCCGGCGTGCTCCAGGGCCGGCCTGATCACGCCGCACTCGCGGAACACCTCGAGGAACGCCTCTTTGGCGATGCGTCGTTCGACCAGGTGCATCCGCGGCCTACCTCAATCTCATTTCTTCGTTTTTTCCGTATTTAGCGCCAACAGAGTCTTATGTCCCATTACTGAGTTTTCTTGCGCGCGCCGCAATGGGCCAAACGCGTGATTCGGCGGCGTCGGGCGCGGCGCCCAACGGTGGGCAGGGTGCGTCATCACCGGCCAGCGCTCGAGTCGCGCGCGCGATCCTTGGGGCGCGCGTCGCGCGACCACACGAGCTCGGCCGAGCACATCCGTACTGCGCCGCATCGAGAATAGCTTTCGATAATGGCAGTTGTCGCAAGCTGGCCGCGCGATCGGCTCAGCCGGCAATAGGCCCGCACGGCGGCAGTCTCGCAGTGTGCTCGGGTTATGTCAACCTGGCGCAGTAGGTGCCCGGCCGAACTGAGCCGGATTCGGTCCCGAACAGCGGCAAAGTGACAAGCCAGGGGGGAGAGTCCGGGGATGGACCAGGTAATGGTTTCAGTTATGTCAAGTGAGAATACCGACCATTGACACCAACCTCGCGCGCGGACCTTCCCCTCTCAAACACATAGAACATGTGTACTAATTTGAGATTGACCATTAGCACCATTAGCACCATTAGCACCACCATTGGCACCACCATTGGCACCATGGCAGATATTGCTAAAGAACGTTAGCAAAACCTCAACCTCCCGTTAGCACACTATGCTTGATTCATCCTGTAAGCTGTGGCCACACAAGCGAAACGAGAGGAGAACCGAACCAGAACGACTCAGTTCGAACCCACCAGACAGAACGGCGCGAGCCACCGGTGAGAGCCCGGGAACAGAGCCCAACACTTGCGACAGCGCGGTGAGGCTCCGAGCAAGCAGGCAGCGAATAAGGGGATCGCCTTAGCAGGATGGCCTACCGGCTCTACGCTGCGCGTCCCACCGGCCCACCATGGTCTAAGTGTTTCGGTATCTCACCCGGCTGCACAAGCGGGGAGTCCGGCGCCATGGCGGGTGATAGTGAGTGGGCTCCGTCGATACTTAGCAGCGCGCTACCCGGCAAGCCTGCACAAGCGCCCCGGCTCCGAATGGGGTGATATGGCGCTCTCGTGAGCCCGGCGATGTACCTACGGGGTGCACGCTACACGCAGTGAGAGCGGGTCAGTTCGATTCTGGCTCACCCCACCATGCGGGATTGGTCCGTCTCGCAGCAGTTCAGTTCGGACCTACGGAGCTACCAACGTGAATACTGCACTACGTGCCGCGATCGCCGGCCTTGACAGGCCTCTGGGTTTCCGCGAGCTACTGACGCCCGACGGATACAATCCCAAGCTGAAAAAAGGCCGCGCACGCGGTTACGCGAGCGCCATTCTGCACTTCGCACCGGCTGACCTGTCAGGCTATGACGTCTGCCAGTACCGTTCGGCCGGTTGCACCGCAGCCTGCCTGAATACGGCCGGCCATGGTGGAATCATCCGCAAGGGTCAAACCACCAACCCCGTGCAATTGGCGCGTATCGCCCGGACGGTGCTGTTCTTCGAACACCGCGCGATCTTCAATGATCTCCTGGTGGACGCGATCGAGCAGCATGTCCGGCGATCGATCAAGCGTGGGCTCACGCCGGTTGTGCGTCTCAATGGGACGTCCGACTTGCCATGGCACATGCTCAAGCTCAACGATGGACGCACGGTCATGGACACGTTTCCGACCGTGACGTTCTACGACTACACCAAGCATCCGCAGCGCGCTGCGCTCCGGACCTTGCCGGCCAATTACTCGCTGACGTTCAGCCGGAGCGAGACGAACGACGACGACGTGCGCCGGATCCTGGCGCGCGGCGGGAACGTCGCGGTTGTCTTCGCGACCGGTCGCACCCGGCCATTGCCGCTCGTGTGGCACGGTTACCGCGTCATCGACGCGGACAGGGATGATCTCCGGTTCCTGGATCCCAGGAACGTGGTGGTCGGACTCCGGGCCAAGGGTAAGGCCCGGGGTGAAGCTTCCGGGTTCGTCGAGGATCCGGACGCGGACACTGCCTGCTGGCCAATTGATCCCGAGCGGGATTGCATGGCGCACGCGGCCTGATCGCAGAGTGGACCCGGCTCCGGCTGGGTCTAATGCGGCAGTCCCGGTCACAAGCCCGGGCAATCTTCGTCGCAGAGGAGCTACCCCATGACTATCGCTACGCAAGCCGGGTCCGTGTTCGCGGATCCGAAGCGCTGGGAGTCTGCTATCACGCAGACACTGGTGCTGCGCGAGTCGCTCGGCCGCAAATTCGACGCGGTTGACGTCGCCGAACACCCGTGGATGCGCCTGGTCGCGTATCGCTATAGCGCCACCTATCGTGGCGACTTCGAGTACATGCTCAGTCAGCGAGATGCGCTCACGCGCTATCCCACGCAGACTGATCGCCAGGTCGCCGGCGTGCTGAATTGCGCCGTCCCCGATTGGCGCCGCTCAGCCCGGCCGGTGGCTGGTAGTAATCACCTGTTGCCCAACGTGACGGACGTCCCGTCATCGCGCTACCGGGTCGTTCAGCCGGATGGCAAGAGCCTGAGCGTGCGCCTCGACAGCGCCGCGTGGGCGAAGGATCGCCCGGAAGGCACGCGTGCCCTCTACTACCTCGGCCAGGGCGCCGAGTGGCAGTTCGCCGGCTTCATCGATCCGACCGGTGACATTCGCGTGATCGCGCGCGAACGGCACATGGTCAAGAGTCTCCACGCCGCGCTCACCGTGCTAACCGAGAGCGTGCCGGAGGGTCGCTGGTTGGTCCACGCGCTCGCGTTCAGCCTGGAAGGCAGCGTGTGCTGCTTCTGCGGGCGCGAGCTCGATACGGCCGAGTCCATCAGCGTGGGCTATGGCCCGGTCTGTGCTGACAAGCACGGCCTGCCGTGGGGTGAGGTCGCGGAACCGGCGAGCGTCGTGCTCGCCCGGGACGCGATCGCGCACGGTGGCATCGACGCCGAGCCAGAGCCGGAGGAGACTCCGGCCCGCGTGCCTCAGGCCGGTGACGGCTTGCGCGCGCACGATGTCGGCGTGTTCGAGAGCGGCGCCGCCATCATCGCGAAGACCGGTGGCGTGTCCTCGAGATTCGCGGACGTCGTGCGCGAGGTAACCGGTCGCGAGCCGGCGCCCCGCTGGCGCCCCGGCCGCACCTACGAGGAGATTTTCGGAGACGATTGACGGATCCTGTATAGTCCATCACGCAAGGAGCTACCATGCCACGCATCTATGCGCGCAACAACGACCCGCTCGACTTCTGCCGAGCACACATGCCGACCCGCGACGTCGCCGAGGTTCTCTACGGCGGCGCGATCGTCGGTGACGGCCCGGACGGCCGTGGCGACTACTACGACTACGACGCAGAGCACCCCAATTACGATTGGGACACTGTCTATTGCGAGCGCTGCGACGTCCTGTTGGGCGAGCGCGACAACTAGCGCAGAGCACCCCTCCGGCTCAGCCCGGAGGGCGTAATGCGGCAGGCCGGTTGCAAGCCCGGCCAATTCTTCAGCCGCAGAGGAGCTACCAATGGCAGCAACACTTCTGGATGGCAAGTTCGTCTACGAGACGCGCGTCACGCCATCCAACGACAAGCCGTCGAGCCGGGTGGTGATCACTCTGGATCTCAATCACCCGGAGCTTCGTTTGCTGATCGACCGCGCGCGCCGTTCGAAGGGGCAGCGTGCCGTCGAGGCGGGCGGTGCGCTCGTGGTGCGGGTCTCGTGATCCGCACCGACCTGGCCACGATCCGCAATCTCGGCCTAATGGCGTTCAACCTGTCCTACGCAGACTTCCGCTGGCATCTTGGCCTGGACGACGACGACTACGCGCGCGGCAAGTACGAGGCACTCAAAAACCTCGGCCGCGCCATGGCGCCGTTCAGCGACGCCACGCTGTACCGCCTGGTTGAGGCGTACCGATCATGAAAACCGCCGAGCTTCGCTTCGTCTGGTTCGACGATCGCGACCTGAACACCGTCATGCGCGCCTGGGGGCGCGAGCATGGTTACGCCGGCGCCAAGGGCGGCTGGATCTACCACGCGAGTGGCCAATCCGTCTGCCAGGGCTGGTGGAGCCTCTGGAATCAGAGCCGCCAGTCAGTCCTCGACTGGCTCACGCGCCGTAACACCGGCTTCGACACGTTCGACGAGCTCGTCGACACGCACACCGACTACCGGCCGACGATCCAGCCGCGCAACGCGGAGACGCGCAGCCTGGCGGCAGCGTACGACCAGATTCAGAAGCAGCGTGGCGACGCGCGCCGCGCCTACACCTACTACCAGCCCGGCCGCGTCCAGGCGTAAGGAGCTACCCATGCGAGACAAGTTGGAGATTGCCGCCGACATCCTCAACGAGATCGACGGCAACGATCAGGTTGACATTGCCCAGCAGTACGTCGCGGACGCGCTTGCCGAGCTACAACCCGCGAAGGTCTACGTGGTGCTGTTCCACGACGTGTGGGACAACGGCAACGACCCGGGCGTCGAGAACGAGAACGGCGAACCGGAGACCACCAGCATCGAGCGTATCTTCGCCCATCGCGCGGCAGCCGAGGATCTGGTGGCGTCATTCAAGGCGCCCGACTTCAACCTCAAGGCGTCCCACTCCTTCTTCACGATCGAGGAGTGGGCCCTCGACGATAGCGCAGAGTGACCGGATCGGGGGCCCTCCCCCTCCGGGCTAATGCGGCGGACCGGTCACAAGCCCGGTCAATTCACACCGCAGAGGAGCTACCAGTGAGTAGTCAAGCACTTGAGCACTTCGTGCTCTACGACTCGGATGCCAATCCGATCAGTTCGCATCTCGCCGACGAGGGCGAGTGCACCGTCACCTGGCTGGGCGAAGCCGTGCTCGATCACGCCAGGCTCAGTCCCGAGCCGCTGCGCCTGGTGCGCGAGATGATCAGCCCGGACAACGTCGAGTGGTATCGCGGACCGGAGGCCAGCTGATGGCCTCCTTCGCCTTCTTCCGCCAGGTCGGTAGTGCCGGCTCGGTAACCGACCTCGTGGTGAACGTCGATCACGTCATCACGGTCAACCCCAGCATGCTGCGCGAGCGCTCGGTGCTCGTCCTGGCCGGGTCCGAGATAGGCATCGAGGTTCGCGGCGACCTGACTCAGGTCGTCGAGACGCTGCGCGCCGCCGTCGATAGTGGTGGCCTGCGCGTGCTGCGCTCGATGGACGCCAGCCTGGCCAAGATGGCCGAGGAAACGAGCTACTGATGGGCCGCGCGATCAGCCGCAGCGGGAGTGAGCCCTTCGCGGCTCACGTCTCCTGCTCGCGCCCCAAGTGCGACCAGCAGCAGGTGCTCGACGTCGAGCTCGATCAGGCGCTCTTCGAGGAGGTGCATAGGCGCAACCTGTACCTGCTGTCGAAAGAGGAGCGCGACGCGATGGACACGCTGCGTGACATGCAGTTCACGCTGATGTACCAGGCGCCGACCCCGGGTGGCTGGATCAAGCTGACCGAGCCGAACCTCGATCACCCGAGTCAGGCACGCGCCGCGCGCGAGTTCTGCTCCTGGCGCTGCGTGCGCCTGTTCGCGACCGGTCGCGAGAACGGGAAGGACGTCTGATGCCGATCACGGCTGACACGATCTCCGGGCTCACGCCGCCCCGGTGTATTGCCTGTGGCCAGCCGCTGAGCCAGCTTGAGTGGGCGATGGCCAGCGCGTCGAGGCATGGCCAGCCGGCCCACGCCCGCTGCCTGCTGCGCCTGCGCGCGCGGAGGCTGCTATGAGTGTCGGCGACGCATGGGGGCTGATCATCTGCTTCAGCGTCGCTTTCTGGATCATCGGCGCCTACATGGGACTGCTGACCGAGAAAGGGAAACATCGTGACTGCAACTGCAACTGTGGCTAAGAACCCGGCCGGCGCGCGCTTCGTCGGCGCGCGCGAGCTCCTGGGCCTGACCCAGACAGAGCTCGGTTTCCGGCTCGGTGTCCACTACACGACGGTCGCGCGTTGGGAGACGAGCGAAGCTGGCCCGCCGCTGATGGCTCAGTGGGCGATGGTCGGGCTGCTGCTCGAATCCGACCTGAAGCCTGCCGCTGCCCACCGGTTCGCAGACCGGATCGGGCAGCGGCTCGAGGTGACTGATGACGATGCCTGATTTCGGCGAGCCTCAGATCTTCTTCCTATCGCTCACAACGCCCGAGGGCAAGCCCTACACCGGTCGCCTTACGGGCTGGCAAGTCTTCGACGGCAGACCTAGCCATCATGGCCATCACACGCTCTACAAGACCGTGGATGGCCGCTATCTCCTGTATGGCAAGTCGTCGGAAGCGCCGCGCGATATCACCGGCAACATCACGTCCAGCCGGTATGGCCTTGATCAGTGGTTTGAACGCGACGAAGTGGTCGCGATCCGAGAAATTCTCGGGCTCGAATCGGTTATCGATCTTTAGAACATATGTTCTGGTGCTAATGCTCGTTTTCGAGCATTAGCACCAGAACGTGTGTCCTAATTTTGATCTCAGACCCCCCTGTGGTGAGTAATTTGGTGCAAGTGGTGCTAATGCCTATTTTCAGCTACCTCTGGCGGGTGGGTAGACCCAGATCTTGGCCTGTCCACCGGTGCCCTCGCGCCTGACCACGCGCTCGCCGCCGTAGTTCGCGGCGTAGGCACTCATGACGGCGTTAAACAGCTTCGCATCGCGGCAGACGATGCGCCGCCGCCGGAGCTCGTGCTGCTGGATGCGGCCCTCGCCGTGGCGCAGCGCTTCGAGCGCCGGGATGAGCTTGGTCAGCACGAGCTTGTTGGCCTGGGTGTCCTGTTGCGTCACCCCGGCCACGTCTTCCTCGCCCAGCGCGTGCCAGCAACGGACGCTGAAGCGCACGATCGCGCCGGCGGCTTCGACGATCCAAGCAGGAATCTCGCCGCCTCGGCCCGGGCTCTCGAACTCGGCCAGGACAAGCGCGACGCGCGACAGATGAACCGAGCCGCGCAGGAAGATCGCGCGCACTGTATCGCTCTGGCCGGGCAAGTAAGCCTCGGCGCGCCAGAGCTTGAGGATCTTGTCGAACATCTTGCGTGTCTCGTTTTCTGGATCCTTGGGGATGAGCCAGACACGTCGCTGGGCGCGTAGATCGAGCAGCTGCTTGATGCGCTCGTTCCATTCGAACGGAACGCCGTCGTCGCGCTCGACTATGTCCGGGCCCGGGTCACGCGCCAGGAAGGGCAGCCAGCGCGAGCGCATGCCGTCGCCATGGGCTGGGCCGAGCAGGTGTTGGTTCGTTGGCACGAGCCCACCCAGGACTGGCACGGTCGGCTTCTCGATGTAGAGCGCGATCTTGTTCCGAGGACTACGACCGTCACCGCGTCGCCGGTAGGTCATCGGCCGGTCAGCGCTGAACAGATCGAGGAACACGCTACGGTCGAACGATAAGCCACTGTGGCTGTACTGCCCAAAGCTTTCGAGCAGCTTGCTTAGCTCACCGGTAACGATCGCCAGGGCAGCCGAGCCAGTCTCGTCCTGCATCTGACCCAGGTCGGCCATGAGTGCCGGTACGGTGCCCGGATCAGCAATGAGCGGCATCGGCAGCGTCGGCGATTGCAACCCCTGGTCACGCTGGTAATGCCGATCGAGCACCTCGGCCGCTCGTCTGATTGCGCCATTCTTGCCGCGCGCAGCTTCAACGATGAGTGGAATCCAGAGCACGGCGCGCTCGGCCCGGCCGGCGTCGAGTTCGACGCAACTTTCGCTGCCGATGGCGGCGCAGGCGACGCCGAGCCCGGCGCCGATACTCAACGTTGGATCCAGACTCGTGGTCGACGCCAGCTTGCCCCAGAGCGGGCTGAGTACGTCGATCGGAAACTCCGGGATCTCCGGCAGCGGCTCTGGCTCGACGTCCTCGATCTCGTCGGGGATCTCGCGCGTGACGCGGTGGTGACCATTGCGTCGCTGCCCAAGCCTCGGGCTGCTGTCTGGCCGGTAGTCTTTCGAGTCGCCGAAATCAGCTGGCCACCAGGGTGAGCCCTCGCCGTGATGTAATGCGTCCTCGAGCGCGCGCTCGGTGGCTTCCTCACCGTCGCCACCGTCGCGCGGCGACATGGTCAGCCCGTTGACGTCGCACGCCGCGAGCAGCGACTGACGCGCGTTCTGCGCGTCCAGTAGGCCATTGGCCACGAGTCCGCCAGCTGCCTCGGCGACCTGCATGAGCCGCGCCCGGCGCGAGCCCGGCACCTGCTCGCTCAGTTCGTTCACCCACTTGGCCAGCATGCCGGCCGCGCGCCGATCCTCGAAACGACCGGGCGTCGTGCTGCCGGTCCGCTCTTTTTTCTTCTTTTCCCGCACCGGCGGAAGCTCGCGCCAGTCGAGCGCGTCGCCCTCCTGGGCGAAGAAGCGGCGCGAGCTCGCGCCGCACGTCAGCCACATCATGCGCGAGCTGTCTTTCGTCGCCGGATCGAGCCAGCCCTTCAGCAGCTGGTTCACGCGCGCCCAGGCCTCGTTGTAGTCGGCGCCCGGAATCGGCGACACCAGCCGGACCAACACGCGCCAGCGCAGCGCGTCGGGTTTCGAGTTGAACGTCTCGACGAGGAAGACGTCGTAACCACGCAGCCGATCGAGGACGTCCTCCGCGGTCACCCCGATGTCGACGTCGAGGATCAGCACGCTCACCTCGACGACGTTCTCCTGCTTGCGCTGGGGTGGGTCGAACATCGCCGGCGACATCAGCCCGACCTCCTGGTTACGCGCCTCTTTCGTCGCCGCGGGGCGCGTTTTCGCCCAGCCATCCTTCAGCTGCTGCCAGGTAAAAGTGCGAACGACGGGCTTCGTGTCGTGGACATTCCGGAACAAACTGACGTGCAGGGAATCTTGCGCTGGTGTAGGCTGCACCGCAGCAGACTCCTGTTCTGGTGTCTCGGGTCTGTCACAGGCAGCCAAGAGCGCCGCCTGGCCCGGCTGACGGTTCGGGGTAAGGCGGTGCTGGCTGACCTGTTTGATTCCCGGAGGAGCCAGGTTACTCCTGCGGCGCGACCTCCCGCACGGGCGGGCGCGTCACACGTCGCAGCGCCCGCCGCGCGAACTCGTTGTCGAGCGCGTCCGAGGCCTCGCGCTTGGTCGCCGCCGGCGGCAGCTTGAACTTGGTCAGCAGTTCGACCTGACGCTCGCTCGGCGCGTCGTCACGCTTCCGCCAGCGCGCCTTGGCGTCGAGCAGGTAGGGCGGCTTCAGGTCGCGCGCGATGTCGCCGGCGACGCCGAGCGCGTAGCCGTGGTCCAGGCCCTCGCCGAGGATCTCGACGCCGTAGCTGTCGACGAAGCCGGCGAAGTTGATGTGCGGGTGCAGGCGCAGCGCGCGGTAGGTTGCGCCGGTGCGCTCGACGAGCACCCAGCCCTGCGGCTGGAGCGTCGTCTCGTTCTTGCCCAGGTCGATCATGAACACGCCAGATTCCGGCTTCGCCCACTTGAGCGGCGCCCGTGCCAGCATGTCGACCTCGCGCGCCTCGGCCTCCTGGCCGACCAGGACGCGTGTTTTTCTCTTCTTCTCCTCCTTGAGCAGCATCTCCAGGTCGCCGAGCATGCCGAGCTCGCCGGTCAGATCCTCGTCGCTGATGTCGACGGCGTGACCGACCTCCTCCTCAAGCTCGCGGCCGATCAGCGACGCGGCCGTCTCGAGCCGCTTGTGGTCGCTGTTGCCGACCATGTCGAGGACCAGGCAGTGCTCCTTGTCGGGGTAGGGCCGGAGGCCTCGGCCGATGATCTGCTGGTAGAGCGCCCGACTCTGCGTCGGCCGAGCCATGACGATGCAGTCGACACTCGGCTCGTCCCAGCCCTCGGTCAGCACGCCGACCGAACTGATCGCGTCGAGCTTGCCGTCGGCCAGCGCCCGATAGATCCGGCGGCGCTCGTCGGGTGGCGTCTCGCCGATCACCAGTTCGCAGCTGAAGCCCTGCTCGCGCACGGCGCCCATGGTTGCCACCGCGACGTCGACAATCGGCGTGAAGATCGCCGAGCGTCGACCGCGGGCGTGCTCGGCCATGCCCTCGGCGATGTAGCGGTGGGCGTTGGCCTCGATCATGGCCTCGCCGAGCGACTTGTCGGTGAAGTCACCGTCGCTCTTGCGCACCTCGGCCAGGTTGATCGGCATGGTCACGCGCAGCGCCTTCAGGTCGGTCAGGTAGCCCTGCTTGATCAGGCTGAGCATCTTGATCTGGAAGGCGATCGACTGGAACGTGCCGGTGCCGTCGCTCTTGCCCAGGCCCTGGCCGTCCATCCGATCAGAAGTGGCGGTGCAGCCGAACAGCAGCGGGCCGTCTGGCTGGTCGGCGCGCAGCGCCTGGAGCACCAGCTGATAGGTCGCGGCCGGCGCGTGGTGCGCCTCGTCGATCCAGATCAGCCCGTAGTTGAAGCGCATCAGCTGCTCGAGCCGGTTCTCGCGCCAGATCGTCTGGATCGAGGCGATTGTGTGGCGCTTGCCGAGCTCGTTGCGCTCAGCTTTGACCACGCCGATGTCGTCACGCGCGACGCCGAGGAAGCCGAGCTTCTCGATCGTCTGCGTGACGAGCTCGTCGCGGTGGACGATCGTCAGCGTGCCCGTCTTGCGCTTGAAGTCGCGCAGCACAGTGCCGCAGACGATCGTCTTGCCGGCGCCGGTCGGGCTGACCAGGAGTGTGCGGTTGCCGGCGACGAGCTCGCGCTTGATCGCCTCGACGGACGCGACCTGATAGTCGCGCAGATGTACAGTTGGGGCCGGAGTTGTGGTCACTTCACACTCCCTTGCGGTGACGTGGTCGCGGGCCGGGCAGTTGGTAGCTCCCCTGTCTCGCGACCCTCCCGCTCGAACGGCAGCTGGTACTGCTGCCAGGTCATCGAACCGTCGTAGATTTCGCCCGCTTGCAGGGGTGGCCGTACTTGGTCGGCCGATTTAGCTCGTCGAGCTCGCACCACTTGCCGGGCCGAGCCTCGCCGCGGTTCAGCGCCAGGTAGATCGGCCGCGCGCACATCGGACACGGCCTCACCCGCTGACGCCGGCCCGTGAACGGGCACGTCACCCGTGGTGGCCAGCTGGGCATGTTCTCTCTTCCTCCCGGTCAACGAGACGTTCAGCTCGGGGTGCGCGGCAGCGATGCGCCCGAGCTCGAACAGCATGTCCTCGATCGTGATCCGATCGCGATCGTGCTGCGCCTGGAGCAGGGCGATCAGCTTCTTGTGTCCGGCGCACCCGCGCTGCATTCTCCTACTATGGCTTGCCGCGTTGCTTAAAAGCAACTAAGGTTGGCAGATGGAACACCCCATCCGCACCGTTGCACGGGGTCAGGGCCGTTCCCTGACATGGTTAGCCCGCGAAGTCGGCCTGTCGTACGGCTACTTCCAGCAGCTGCTCCTGCCACCCGGCCATGTGCGCTGGCGCCCAGCACCGTCTGGCTTCTACAAACGTGTTGCGCGGATTCTCGGTGTGCCCGAGAGGGAAGTCCACTGGCCCAGCGGCGGCACAGTCAGTCATGACGACAAGGTTGAGGCTGCATAGTGGCGACGCTCGTCGGCGCCGTCGCGCTCGCCGCGTCCATGTTCGGTCAGGTCGAATCCTGGCCATGGGATCAGCTCGCCGAATGCGAGTCTCGTGGCCAGTGGCAGATCGATACCGGGAATGGGTACAGCGGCGGCTTGCAGATGGATCCGACGTTCTGGCGCGTACATGGCGGACTCGAATACGCCGCGCGCCCGTCCTGGGCCACACGATCCGAACAGATCCAGGTTGCCATCAACGGGAGGGACGGCATCGTCGGCTACGCACAGGGTTACTACGCCTGGCCCACCTGTGCGCGAATCCTAGGATTGATCTGACCTTGCAGTCAATTTGCCCAGCCTGTATGCTGGGCAAATTGAAAGGAGCTACCGAGTGGACGGACTGGCCACCGGGCCCGTGAAACCAGTTCACGGATTGGAGCTAACGAGCTTCGACCCAGCGCGGGGGCGCTTTCTGCTGGTCGATTCCTGGGTCGATGAAGAGGGCGAGCACCGCGTCTCGATGTATCGCTTTCGTGACATTGTCGACGCCGCGGTGTTCAAGACGCTGCTGCTCGACGACTACAAGCGCTGGGCGCCGGCAAGCACTGTCGAGGTGTACGACCTGATGACCAACGCTGGCTTCGCCGACATGGATGACCTCCGGAGCGAGCTCGATCGGCTTGCCGGAGACGAGGAGACTAAATGACGAAGGACATCGTTTCGCTACTGCCGCCAGAAGTGGTGGAGCAGGACCGCGCACTTGAGGAACAGGCCAGCACTGCTGGCCTGGCCCTCGTTCAGTTGCGCTACCGGTGGACGCGCGACGAGAGCAATCCCGATCGTGTTTCGTTTTCGCAGTACGCTCGCCAGACCGGGCGTTCGCTTACAGCAATCTCGCGTGACGCCAACGCCTACCTGATCCTCAACAGCGCTGTTGAGGGCACGATGACGGTCTACGAGGCGCGTGTCCGGGCCAGCATGAGTGCCGAACGGGAGCTCGCTGCCGAGGCCGTCGCCAAGAACCGCAAGATCTCGGTGACAACGGCTGCCCGCGACTACCCGCAGGAGGTCAAGCGGGTGCGCAAGTCAGCCGCCGACGCCGTCCGTGAGATGCATGACCGCGGCATGGAGACGACGATCGAGGCCGAAATCCCGCAGGTTGCCGAGATCATGTACCACGGGCAGCAGATTTATCAGGAGAGGAAGGAGAGGCGTCAGCAGAACCATACATTCGGCTATCTGAAAGTCGAGTCACACGTTTTCAAAGCCCGCAATGAGCTGCGCGCTGCGCTCGCTGATTCCGAGGGTGTGCCCTTCGAGGGCTACGAGCGTCAGCTAATCCACGAGACGATCGAAACCGTGCAGCGTCTGCTCCACATTCTCGATCGCGCCATCACTGACGAAAACGATAAGAGTTGGCGCGAGGAGCTGCGGGTGATCGAAGGAGGTCTTGCTTCGTGAGCCCAATTAGGGCCGTGCCGCCGGGCGGCAATCAGCCGCCCCCGATGCCGCAGTGGCTTACAGATGCGATCAAGATGCTGTTCGCCTACATCATGCGCAACCCCTACTGGCGACGCACCGAGGTCATGGCAGCACTCGGCTGGTCCGATGCCAAGTTCTGGCAGGTGCAGCACGGCGCTCAGCTCGAGCTCGAGCGTCGGACCGGGGGTGCGGTCAACATCAATGGCGTGCCCGATCCGGAAGACCCCGGTGGTTGCTGGATCTATTGCCTTACCGCCGATCGCGAGATCATCGTGCCCCACGCCAATAACAGCGTGGATCACATCGTCACCCGGCTCGAAAGTCTGCACGCCAGGGCTACAACCTGGGTGCGGGCGACGAGCGGACGCACGATGGAGGGACGAGCAGCGCGTACCGTTGAGCGCGAGACGCGCCAGACCATGGAAAACCTCGAAGCTATGCGCCAGGCCGCACTCTGATGAATGAGCCCTGGTCGCACGCGAGACTCGAGCCGGCGTTGGCGCGCCGGCTCGGCGCCTTCGCCAAGCTCCGCGGCATGTCTCAGGTCGACTTGCTCAATGAGATTGTAGCCACGTATCTCGACGAACACTTCCGGATTCGGGATCCCAACGACCCGGTCGATAATCTGTTGCGCGCTGCACTGAACTGAGGATCGTAGCCTATGACTAGGAAACATCGCGAGATCGGCTTCGCGCTCGCGCTCGACGCCCAGGATCCGGTGCTCGCCGAGAAGGAGCTCGTCGAGCAGATCGTCCACCACCTTCTCGAGCACATGCTCGACGACGTTGACGAGGACCATCTGATTGGTCCCGAACGGCTCGCCGAAATGGTCGGCAACCAGATCATCGAGGCGATCGAGATCGGCTTTCGTGTCGGCCGGTCCTGGCAGACCAAGTACGAATCGGCGCAGCGTACGCACGACATGCTGCACGGCGCGAGCAACTGATGGCCATTCCCGACCACGAGGAGGAACACCTGAACTGCGCGCTCTGCGGCGAGCGCGTCGTCGTCTGGTGGCGGCTCAACCCGCGCCGGCTTCAGCCCGTCTGCCGCGACTGCGCTATTCACCGTGGTGAACAGCGAAAGACTACCGATGCCCAGGCCCAGCCACCAGCAACTGCTTGAGCACGCGCGCGAGCTCGTGGAGCAAGAGGGCCAGTGGCTGATCGTGACCCGCCGGCGCGACGGGGTAGTCGGTTACGCGCTACCCAGTCGCTCCGCGCCCGGCACCTACCACCTCGTCACCCTCGATCCGCCCCACTGTGACTGCGCCTTCGCCAGGATCCATGGCCTAACCCACCGTCGCCTGGGCCACGGCGGTCTGCACGAACCCTGCCCTCACCTCCTCGCACTCCAATACATCGCCGAAAGAGACGACAACTCCAATGAGTCCACTGCGACGCCCGTCTGAAGCTCTCACCCCACTGTTTGACGCTAACCGTGACTACATTTGCCAGCTCTTCGCTGTCGACGAGATCGAGCCCGACCCCAACGCCGCGCCGCGCTACACGGCCGACGGCAAGGAGGTGAAGCCGGCCAACATCCGCTGGTCGTTTGCTATGTGGGATTTCGACTCGGTCCTCGAGGACAAGCAACCTGAGCAGATCCTCCGCAACGACGGCCTCGACGCCGTTATGCGCTCGATGACCAGCGAGTCGACCTTCTACGACCCGACCGGCCGGCTGCGGAACGGCCGCGCCCGCGAGATCATGCATGGCCTCGCCGGCCGCATCCTGACCGACGACGAAGTCGAGAAGTACCTCGACACCGAGTCCGGCCTGCCCGAGGACATGCTCGGCGACTATGCGATCGCCGAGATGACGAGTTACCGCGACCGCAACAATCAGGAGCGCGTCGGCCTGGGCCGGCTGCGCGCCCTCAAGCCGCGCGAGCTGAAGCTCGTGGAACAGGTGCTCGGCTCGGGCGTCATGGACGAGCCGCCCTCGGCCGAGCCGGCACGTCGGCCTGAGCCTGTCGACACGGGCCCTCTGCCGCCCCGCCAGCGCCAGCAGCCTCGATTGCCTGTCGATACTGCTCCAGCGTCAGAATCGCGTCCTGCGCAGCCACAGGGGCATCCGGTCGACCCGGGCGCTGACGATCCCGGGCCGGACATCGAGCGCCAGGCCGCTACGGCTGCGCAGGACGATGATGACGACTCCGATGTGCCATTTTGATGACCACTTCGTCTCAGACGGCCAGCGGCAACCAGCATCTCAGCGCGCTGCCTGGCGAGCCGCGCACGGTCGCCAGCCGCGTACTGACCGAGCCGTCGTCTCAGGAAGCAGCCCAGTACGAGCTGGCCCTGGTCAAAGCCGAAATCCTCGACATCCAGAGCCAGCTCGCGCGCCGCAAATCGCTCAGTAACGAATGGGATCCCGGCTATCGACACTGGAAAGGCGCGGCGATTGCCGCGCTCCGCGCCAAGGAAGCGCGGCACACGTTTCTGAAGAACTGGGTCAGGCAGCGCCTGGTCGTCGCCGATCGACGCGAACGCAACGACTTCGTCAAAGGCATGTTCTGCGAGATCATCGCCGTGCTCGAGCAAAGTGACGACGCCGAACTGGCGCTCGCGCGGTTGATCGCCTGGCGCGACGAGTGGCTGAACGGGAGCGGGGAAGATCAATGACGATGTTCCTTTCCGAACTGAAGGTGGGCACCTTCCACCTCTTCCGCTACACGAACCAGGGTGCCCATGCCTGCCCGGGCCACGTCCGTGCCATGACGCGCATGTACTGCTACCACTGCAACGTGCCCGGCGAGTGCGCCCACCTCTACTCGGAGAAATGCGACTGCTACGACCGCATCGCCTGCGCCGACTGCCTGTTCGTCGCCGAAGGCGGCATGCTCTAGCTCTCGATCAGGACGCTCATAGCCCAATCCCCGGAGTAGCATCGACGTATGAGTGAGTCTTCCTCCCCATCCGATCGGTCGACGTGGCCCGAGGACTGGCTTTCGCACGGCCCAGCGCATGCTGGCTGCACATGCGCTGGTTGCGCTGGGCTCAGGCGGGAGTTGGCGGGCGACGATGAATTGCTCGAGTTGTATAGCCGCAAGCTGCTACAGCAGGGCTGGGCAGGAGGCCAGCCAACCGAGGCCGAGCGTAAGTACCGGGGCGCCCACTACAAGGGGGCGGGGAATCCAACACCAGCGCAGTTAGCGGCCCGGGCAGCTTTCAGCGAACGCCGTCGCAAACAGGATTCGACCTGATGCCCGGTCCGCTCGGGAACATGTGGCGCCGGCGCCGCGTCCTCGAGCGGACCATGCAGGCTCAGGTCGAAAAACTGGCCGGCGCCCTCGGCTGGCTGCCCTTCCACATCCCGTCCAACGTGCTCGTCTGCCCGACGTGCGGCAACAAGATCTACCGCGGCGTGCGCCGGGGGTTCCCCGACCTGATGCTGGTGCGGACCGAACGACTGCCGCCCGGCCGACTACGCTGGCTCGAGCTGAAGACGCCGACCGGCTCGCTGGACGACGATCAGCGGCTCGTCCACGCGCTCCTTCGTCGGTCGGGGGAGTCCGTGGACGTGATCCGACCCAAAGACCTCGAACGACTGCTGGGGATCCTGCGTGACGGACAAAGCTGACCACGCGCGCGCCGAGCTGATGACGCAGTGGACCGTCGCCATGCGCCAGCAGAACCTGATGCCGGTGCTGCTGCTCAGCATCGACCTCGACGATCCGACGAACACGGCGCTGATGGTCGCCGAGGGCCTCGACGACATGCTGCTTGCCTACACCCTGCACGAGCTGAGCGAGCGCATACAGCGCGAGGCACAGGGCCTCAGCTAGTTCACGGGTGCCGCAGGCATTCCGGGTAGGAGGGGACCACTCTGACCCCGAGCCGCCCGGTTGCGTTTCGGTCGCGATGTTCCTGTTGCTCTGCGTCGTGATCGGGACGCTGGCGTGCTGGCTGTTCCTGAAGGCGCAGGGCTGGATCTAGCGGCGCGCATCTCCACGGTCGGGTTGTGCTCGTAGCAGCGCGGGCCGGTGCCCATGATCTGGTTGACGCAGACCGAACAGGCGATCGTCTTTGAGCTCGGCACGGGCTGAGGCTACACTGGGACCGGGCGCGATCGCTGCAAAGCCGGGCTGCGGGGCCCGCCTCCAGGTCGCGTGCCACCCGCGCCGGGCTTTCCAACTCCCCTTACCGGCGCGGCACGCCCTCAGTCCTCGCGGACGTGACGGATCGCCATCTCGCGCCAGACGTCGCGGTCGCTGCTCAGTTCGCGGATCTGCTCGTTCTTGCTCTGCAGCAGGACTCGGAACAGCCAGCCGACGGCGCCGATCAGGCCCCCGATGAACGAGCCGATGGCGACCAGTGTTTGCGGGTCGATCGTCACGAGCGCTTCAGGGCGAACTCGGACGCCGCCGCTTTCGGCATCGGAGACGCCGGGATCGTCGGCCTGGACGTCGGAGTCAGCGTCGGCGTGGGCTGGATGGTCGCGGTCGGCGAGTACGTTGGCGTCGGCCTGGGCGGCGGCGTCGGGGTGAAGATCACCTCGGCCTCGGCCGGCCCACCCGCCACAACTACCACCAGCCGGCCGGTGAGCACGCCGCCGATGACGGCGCCGGTCGCCACCCAGGTCGCGAGCTCGATCAGCCAGCGCGCGCGCACTCATGTCCCGGTGGTGACGATGTGACCGGCGAGCTGACCGAACCAGGCCGTGATCTCCTGGCCGAAGGCGCCAATGGCGAGCAGCGTGACGACGGCGATGGTGGCGATCAGTAAGCCGTATTCCACTACGTCCTGCCCCGACTCGCCAGATACCAGATCAGGCACACAAAGACCCCAGTCATGGCCAAGACTGAGATCCCCCAAAGAACCCAATCCGACATGCGACTACCTAGGTCAGACGGGCTACCGCCAGGCCTCCGATGAGCAAGCCGATCTTCAGGTCGATGTTGCCGATGACCAGCAGCACCACGTCGATAACCAGTACCAGGAGTGCGATTAGCCAGCCGACAGAGATCGCCGGCAGCGTCCAGCTCGTCTGCATTCAGGCCTCCGTAACTATCACGCACGAGAACGGGCCCAGCCGGTTGAAGTCCGTCCGGTTGAGGTTGTTCCACACCGACATGTAGCCGGGGGCGCTGTTTGCGATCCAGATCGTGTCGCCGTCGACCCCCCTGATCCCGCACCAGTGATACCAGGCGCCGCCGGACATGCAGCCGGCGCGGCCCTGCGCCGCGATCGCGTACACCTGATCGAAGGTCAGCCAGGCCTGCGCGGTCTGGATGCCGACGTCGCCGAGCACGCGCTGCAGCTGGCTGCCGGACCCGTCCATCAGCCCGTAGCTGCTGTTGATGTTGTTCGGGTAGCCGATCGCATAGACGGTCTGCTCGCGGCTGTTGTAGATGTCGGCCGGGTTGAAGCCCTTGCCATACGCGCGCATCAGCCAGTCGCACGCGCAGGCTGAGCACGTCCACGAATAGAGCTGGCCGGGCATCGACTCGTTCGGGTCCGGGTAATTGATCTCGGGCGGCGTTTCCGACTCGAGGATCGGCTCCCGACAGTCGATGGTCAGGTTCGGATCGAGCGCGCCGACGAAGGCCTGGCCGGACGGCGGACCGCCGCACCACTGCCCCTCGAGCAGGGCGCGCACCGCCGCGGTCAGGTACGCCTGTTGGTCCTGCAATTGCTGGATCTCAGGTCGGGTCACGAGTAGCTGGGCGGGTCCGGTGACAGCTCGCCGGTCAGGCCCGGGTCGATCGCCAGCAGCCAGCCTTCGACCGTGTCGGCGCCGCCGACCCAGCGTCCCTCGAGCGCCGCCTTCAGGGCCTGGGTCAGCATCATCTGCTGCTGCTGGAGCTGGGTGATCTGCGCTTGCTCTTGCTCATCCATGGCTCACCTCGGGAGGCATGCGCGCCGATGGCGTCATGTACTGGTTGCTTTTTGCGTCAAGACGGTCAGACCTCGGCGCGCCCGCCTGCTTCAATAGCCGTCCCTCCCTTCTGGCCGTTGGGGGCGGGTGGCGTCCTTCCCGTGGGCCCGCACCCTTCGAGGTTGGGCGCCACCCTTCAGGCACCCGTCGGTGCCACTGACGGTCTGGATAGGGGAGTTTGGAGGCACCCCAGACCGCCATGTCAGGTTGCGACACCGTCCGGCACCTCCTGGTGGAGGCCACCCATGAACGGCTCACGCGGCTGTTCGACGGTCTCCCAGCTGACAGCCCCGGTTTCCCAGTTGATGTTGACCTTGGCCTCGACACCCTCCGGCGGCAGATCGATGCCGGCGCCCTCGCAGGCCGCGCGGAGCGCCTCGACGTACTGCTCGTTGTAGGCACGCGCCGTCGAATCGGCGGCGTCACGCGCGGCGACCGCGCCCTCGACGCGGCCACGGTAACGCTGGAGGCGCTCGAGCGCGCGCTGGGACAGGACATTTTTGCTCACGCGGTAGCTCCCTTCAATTCCCCATGGCGAACCAATAGACCTGGCAGTTACCGGTGCCGCCGCTGGTATTGTAGACGCGGGCATTGAAGCCAGTCGTGCTGATGTTCTGAGCAGCCGGGTGCCACTGCTGGACGTCGCCACCGGTCGGCTGCCCGATCGACACGATCACGATCGGGTTGCTGTTGAAGGGGCGCGCGAAGTTGGTCTGCTGGTTGGCGCCGCTGTTGTTGCCGACGTTGCTGATGGTGACCAGGCCGTGCTCGATGTGCTCGTAGGTGCCGCCGACCGTGAACGGCACCACATTACTGGTGTTGTTCTGGACGGTCACGTTGCCGCCGGCGTTGACCGCGCCGGTGAGCGTGCTCGTGCCGTCGTGCGTGGTGTTGCCGGTGACGTGCAGCGTGGCAATCGTCGCCGTGCCGTTGATATTCTGTGCGTTCGTCGTGACCAGGCCGGTGACGTTGAGCGTGCCACTGGCGCTGATCGCGACCACCGACAGCGTGCCCGGGATGGTGACGTTGCCCGTGTCGTCGACCGAGAACGTGACCGCGGTGTACGCGTTGTTGACGAACTCGATGCCGGTGGTGCCGGATCGGGCCCGGATCCAACCGGCGGTGCTGCCGTCACTCCCGTGGCAGAACTGCATGCCATTCGCGGTTACCTGGGTGACCGTCTTGCCGGCAACCTGCTGGATGACGCTGCTGCCCGCCACCACGATCGGCCGATACGCGGTGCCAGCGCGGTCGTACCCGACCAGGCAGGCATTGCTGCCGTCGTAGTACATCTCGAGTCCGGCACCGGAAGTGGCGTACGCGCTGCGGTGGCCGGTGCTCCGAAACCAGTCGGGGATGTCGAGCGCGCCGCTGAAGGCGTTGCCGGTGATCGGCCCGCCCTGGTGGGCACCGGAGTGGGTGTGGCCCGTGGTCTGGTTGAACAGACCGTCGAGCGTGGTCAGGCTGCCCGCCAGGTAGATCGTTTCGTAATCCGCGGCGTCGTCGTTGTCGAGCGCGATCTTGAGGCCCAATTCGGCAGTGTTGTTCGGCATCCCCTACCTCACATGTACTTCATGGCCTGGATCTGGTAGCCCCGGAGATCGCCGATCTTCGTGCCGCGGATCCGCTTCCAGATGCCGGTGACCTCGGTGATGGTAAATTGCGCCGCGGCGAAATCGATGAACCAGTCATTGCTACCGCCGTGGTTGTTCTGGCCGGTACGGACTGCCTGCCGATCGGTGTAGTCGAAGAAGGCGAGCGTATCCACCGTCTCGTCGGGTAGCTCGAGCACGGCCAGGTTCGGACTGGCGGCGAGCTGCATCACCATCTGGTGGATGCGCGTGCCGTTCTGACGCATGGCCGCGCCGTCCCGCCGGGCTGCCCAGTCCGAGGCGTTGATGGTGCCGCTGAAGTCGCGGCGGAAGCGCGGGATCACCCGTTCGTGGATGCCGATGCCTTCGATGACGGGCGTGCGCGTGCTGTCGTCGTTGACCAGCGACACTTCGACCTGAATGGCGTAGCCGGAAATGTTCGGCGGCGCGTCGATCCGCAGCCCGTTGCCATAGATGCTGCCGATCGAGATCAGCTCGCCCAGCGGGTCGGTGTCCATCGTGCCCGGCAGGCCGGTGGAGCCGGCGACGCGCACCGCGATGTCGACGTGGTCGGCCTGGGTCAGATTCGGACCGAAAGCGGAGAAACCGGTCCAGCCCTTCGTATCTGCCTGAAACATGGCGTGATGAAGTGGCAGGACGATCGACGCCGGCCCCAGATTGAATTCGGCACCACTGTTCCGCCCGAGCGGATTGGCCACCAGCTTGATGTACGCGTAGGTGCCGTCGGCGAAACCGATCCAGAGCCGCGGATCGACGGCCGCGCCGCTGACGTACAGCGCCGTGCCCCGCAGCGACGTCCAGTGGGCGATACAGCCATCCCACTGCTGCTGGAACTGGAACGCCGGCGAGCTCGACTCCTGGGCATTCGGCTCCCAGTCTCCGTAGGTGATGAGATAGGTGTTGCCGAGACCCGGGTTGTAGATCAGCCCGAATGCCTGCTGCGCCGCCCAGCCGGCGAAGGCCTGGACCGGCCCACGCACCTCGCTGGCGTTGTTCAGGGCGCGCTCGGGGCCGATCGGCGTGATGCTCAGGTCGGGCATCGTCATCGAGTAGAAGGTCGGCCCGATGCGGAACCACAAGGAGTTCTGCCAGGCGACCGCGGTCTGCGCGTTGGTCGCGTCGATCGGTACCCGTAGCCCGGGGAACTGGTCGTTGACCGAACCGTCCGCGTTGATCGTCCAGATCGAGCCGTCCGATTTAAAGATCGCGGTCTTGTTAGCAGCCTGGCGAATAGCGGTGATCGGGATGTCCGCGTTACCCACCACGATCGGCCCACTCCAGCTGCCGGCCACGGTCGGGTCGTTCTGACAGGTTCGCACCACGCACGTCGAGGCCTGCGCGGCGATCATCGACGGCCCGACCGTCTCGAGGAAGTTGGGCGCGAAGGGTGAGGGCATGGTGCAGGTAACCCAGGTACCGGCCCCCGAGCGCTGCTCGAGCACGCCGTCGTCCCAGGCCACGTAGAGCGCGTCGACCGGTGTGGTGCCAGCCGCCATGAAGCGGACCGCGGACGTGGCGACGTGGCCGGCGCGCGTGTGGTCGACCACCTGGCCGGCGTTGGCGTCGGAGGTGCGGTGCAGGATATTGGCGCCGGCCAGGACGAATAGTCCGACCTGACCACTGCCGACCGGGCCGTCGATGAACTGGCGAATGGAGCCGGTGGTGGGCGGCGACAGCGCGTGCAGCAGCGGTCCCTTGCCGACCTGACCGCCGATCACCCAGCAGTCCATTGCCCAGTGGTAGCGCTGGTCGCCCATCGAGCTCTGGATGCGCTCGCCATAGCCCATCAGCGGGCGAAAAACGAAGGTCCGCTCCTTGTACAGCGGGGCACTGTCGTACTGGAACGACTGGGGCGCCGTATTGACGGCGACGATCTGCTGCTGCTTGCCGATGAGCAGCCCGTTCTGCTGCGGGACCAGCATGGCACCGACCGCGGCCGAGGCCGGGTCGGCCGTGGTGTGCATGCGGATATCCCACGGGTAAGGATGACGGCGAGAGCTCGGCGGCATCAGGTCGGAGGTGGCGGGCCAGCCATGGTGTCCCAGACCGCGGACACCATGTTGTTGATGTCGGCGTCGGTCGACTGACTGGTGATGCCCTCGGCGCAGAGCAGGTTCGTGAACGGCACCTTGAAGCCA